GTACAGTATGACGGGGCCGGATTTCTCATTCTGTGCCAACCATACAACAAACTCATCCATATAAGCCACAGTAGCGGGCTGCAGACAACCGTAGTCAATGTTGAACTGATTGTTTCGCTGATATGGAAACAACTGTGCGCCTGTATCAAACCATGCCTCCGTGACTATTGAACCCATGACAAAGATCATGTTTCCTTTAGATGGAAACCGCACTACAGCCTTGACATTGTCGGGCTTTGTTTGTAGAAACCCAATACTAGAACTAGCATCTGGCCATACTGTACCATCATCTGTTGCAGACAAGTGCCATGTATTATTAGCAGGCGTTGAAAGCAGTGACGTTGACATATCATTGGACGCTGCCAATATGAAATACGTGTCATGGTATGTTAAATATCCTGGTGTGAATGTAAGCGGTATAGCCTGAAAAGCTGGCGACAATGTAGGGTCATAGACATAAAATGCCGTATTGTCTGAAATACCAATCTGAGGCTTGTTGTTTTCGGCAATGTACACAACGCCCGTGGAAGTCTGTAACGTCCCAATAAAGAACACTTGGAAAAAGCTAATCCTATGTTGGGTCTGGTCGTAGATAATATTCACCAGAAATACGTTTGGACCTTCTACTACGACGAGCTCATTAAACTTAGTACTTGTAAATATGGCACGACCTTCAAGGGCGTTTTTAAACTGGTCGGCAGTAATGCCTACGTTATAGCCGGAATAGGGAACCATAAAAGCATCAGACATAAACATATTGTAGGTCTTCTCTATGCTTATCTTGGGATATCTACCAAAGACGCTTGAACCCACAATGTTTATAGGGAATTCTCTGAAATTAGGACCACGTTTTACCATTAGTTAACCGTCCTTGGTCAGCCTTTAATTCAAATTATAGTGGTGTAGCAATACTGGGATTATAGCAGACGTGAACAAAGCACCCCAAATGCCTATCATAATGTTTATCTTGGAGTTGAGCGTATCCATGCGCCTGTTGAACTTTTCTTCTAGCATGGCGAACTTGTCGTCAAAAACTCTAAGCTTCACTTCATGTTCTGCGTAGTGTTCATCCATAAGACACCTCTTTAGTAGGTTCTTTTAGTTGTTGCTCATGGGTTTTTATTCTTTCAAGGCTTAGATCGTAATATTCTTTGTTGTTTTCAAAGCCTATATATTTACGATTTGTGTTAATAGCAGCGATTGCAGTTGTTCCTGAGCCCATACAGAAATCCAGGACGATGTCGTTTTCGTTGGAGTATGTTTTGATTAGATATTCGATTATAGCAACAGGTTTTTGTGTTGGATGTAAGGAACCATGATTTGAATTAGGAAAATTTAAAGTTCTTTTCGGGTAATTTGTATGCGTTTGTAAATGTTCTTTCTTGTAAGAATTTCTGTGGAATTTGTGACTATCTCCTGGGTTTTTTGTACCATCTACAATTTTATTTATTTCAATTAAACCTTGTGGATTGTATGGCATATTTCTAGGACTTTGATTTGCTGTTGTTCCTTCGGAAAATATACTGATTATTTCATAATTATTTAATGGCTTTAATTTCGCATTAGTAAAACCTAATGCAATAGATTTGATCCATATCCAGTCATATTTAAAATTATTAATGTTACTCATACGCAAATAGCTACTAAAAGGTTCGGCACCAAATAAAACAATAGCTTTTTTTGGTTTAATTATCCTTTGTAATTCTTTCCACATTTTTTCCAAATCAATCACAATATCCCATTTACATGCCGTCGTTCCATAAGGCATATCACACAAGACCATATCAATAGAGCCATCAGGAATGCGTCTCATGCCTTCAAGACAATCCTCAAAAAATATCTTATTGCAGAAAAGCTGTATTACAGTATCCATTATGGCCGTCCTTGGTCTATGGGTTATTCTATATCTTCATGTAAATCTAAATATTCTATAGCGGCTTTTAATAGCTCTTTATTTTCTTTAAATTTACCTATTCCAGTGTTACAGGAATGACATAATAAAGCACGAATTCTCCCTGTATCATGATTATGGTCTATAGCTAGCGCACAAATTTTACCACTAGTCCTAGATTTTCTTGTTTCTTCACATTTACAAATTGCGCATTTATTATCTTGTTCTTGCATCATTTTATAATATTGTTCTGGGGTAGTATGTAACCGCCTGCATACTTCTCTAGTGTTTCGTGCTTGACCAGTCCTTTTCCTGTAGTCCTCAGACCATTTTAAATACTTTTCTGGATTATTTTTCCTGTCCTCTCTTGCAAGAATGTTCGCTCTTGCCTCCGTATCAGATAATCCTTTTCTAAATAATTCTCTATCTTTATTTCTTTTTCTATTCGCGGTTTCTTTGTGTTTGTCAGGATTATTTAATTTATATGTCCTATCTTTATCTCTTCTGCATTGTAGGCATCTTAATTGATAACCAGATTTTGTTTGTTTGCTTTTTTCTCTGCAAATCTGATCTTCAGTTAAATTCCCATGTTTTTTACAAATTTTTACTATCATTTCTAATTCCTGTTCTGTGAGTTCAGGAACATTATATTGTGGTTTCCACCCTATATCAATATTTTATTGGTCAAGGCCGGTAGCCATGGCCAATATTTACATCTCCCCAATTAAACCCAGGATTACTATTTGCATACAATATAGACAACTTTTTATTAGACAAATCAGGTGGCCCTTCATACATGAGTTTACGCTGATAAGACTGAAATATACGCTCAGATTGTGGGTTAAATTCCACGCCATATTCGCTGCAATAATAGCGAGCAAGGGCATACCTCAGATACTCCAAATAGGCCGTATCGTATCCCTGAATCCCATTATTAATAAACGCATAAGGCGTATAAAAAGGCACGTTATAAGGATTAGTAAAAGACTGGGTCACGTCCTGCAAATCAGTCTGCAAATCCACGTCTACCAAGAATATTTTGGCCTTCATCTTTATGGGGTATGTAGTATCAGGCAGGAAATACATGCCGAATGTGCCACCACCGACACCACGTTCATAGTTCCACGAGAAGGGCAGCGTCTGTATATTGTCGACCCTAGATGAACCAAAGTAGTTAGTACGGCTTGTTGATACCATAGGATAGCGTACTACGCCAAGGTTGAACGTTGATGTTTCTATGGCTGCTACATAAGGCAGAAAATAGAACTCTTGTCCTGGGACTGCTGTGAAGGTTATGTACTGCCAATAAGGGATAAGATCTGTTTCAATTTGCTTGAAATTAAGGAGATCGTTCAGCATTTGCAGGCCATCAAATATTTGGTCGCCTGTTGGTACTTGCAGGTTACGTGCCACAATTCCTGATAAGAACCAGGAACGAGTCACTAATTGCTGTGCTGTATATGCCATGGTGGCCACTCCTTGGAAATAGACCATTTTGTTGGCTTCAACAAAATGGTCTTAGGGTTACACCAATGCAGGATAAGCAGTATTAGAAACACCGCCCCACATGGCTACAGAAACACTTACTGCATCACTAGCAGACGTTACTAGGTAGTCTATTTCAGGCTTAGATGAACCAACGCCTGCAATCATGACTACATATTGGGTCTGTGCTACACCTGCCGCAACACCACTAATAGTGACCGCAGCAGCAGTTTGTCCAGTAGGCCTAAATTGGACTACATCATTGGCAGCTAGAGGCGTGAAAGTCACCTGGAGGCCTACAATAACGTTGGGCAATGTAGTTGTTGGAACTGCGGAGTTTGTGGTCAGGTCTATTGCTGTAAAGCTTGTAGCATTACCGCCAGACAATACAGATATAGGAGGCTGGTTGAAATATTGCAAAAAGCCTTGCATGTTCTGGGGCTTATGGGTTGCATAAACAAAATGGTTAGAACCATCTGTTTCAATGAAACCAATGAGCCTTTGAGAATCATAACCAAAGGGCAATAGTGGGCTAAAATTGCTTGAGGTCAGGCTTAATAGCCCTGCAACTGGCAAGTAGCCTCTGGAATCCCCAATGAGCCAAACTGAGTACTGTAAGCTCGCTCCAAGGGTTCCTGTGTCCAAACCATTAGCGCCTGTTACTGCTGAATTAATCAGCAATGGCTGTAAATAGTTTTGGAACAAAACAGGTGGAACGCGATTGCCTTGGGTATTAGGAAAACTAACTGGAAGGTCAATGCTGTCAGTAGAGTCTCTAGTTTGTCCAGGTGCAATTGCGAGCACTGTAGTACTTGCAACTGAAATATTAAGACCGAAAATTTCACTGTTAGGCAGGGCAAAAATCGGGTCGTTTTGTATTGAAGGTGAAATGGCCATTTTTAGTCCTTAAGAATTGGTTATAGTAATCCCCCAAATAAGGGGGATTGCCGAGCCTACTAGCCTTGTGACAATGGGATCACATAACGCATGGAGTACTCAGGAACAATCACAGAACCATGTACTTCATCATAGATCATGCCTGTTTGGTTTTGGCCGAACAGAGAACCGTATGTCAAACGCATGGAAACGCCTGTGTCTTCATCGTACTCATTAGCAGTGTCATAAGGGCTTTGTTCTGGCAATTGTGGCATTGCAAGATAGAAAGCATCCCCACCCAAAATACCGCCGCACCTATGAGACTGTACGCCCAGAACCTGCATGCCAGCTGCAATAGGGTTGTTCAGGTTTTGGTTTTGGCCACCAGCCCAGTTTAAAGCTGGGAAAATATTGATGGTCACAATGCCTGCGCTATTGGCTGCAGCGTCAGAGGTAGCCCTGAATTGGACGGGGTTAGCGCTTGGGAAATGTCCTATGAAGGTCAAATAACGCATATCAGGTTGACCAGCAACACCATTTTGGAACTGGAACACATCTCCTGAGAACACAGCATGAGTATCGCTAGCTGTAGCACCTGAGAATGTGATTTGGGTCACGTTCTGGCCTGTAGGATCATTAGTAGAAACTACAGTCAAGGTTTGCTGGCTAACACCAGTTGTGCCTGAAACGTGGATTGGCATTAAGTTTGACTGATAGTAACCAACCAAAGGTGTACCAAAGTCCCCGATTTCCCAAGACATTGCGATTTCATCATTACGATGTGGGACGAACTGGTTTAAGCCATTCCCAACCACTGCTGGAACTACGGTATCAGGCAGGTAAACCTTGATTCCTTCTGCGACTGAGCCATAGTTTTTGAAGAACATTATGGCCTGGGCTAGTTGTTGATAACTGGTCAAACTGGTCGAACCGTTACCAAAATACCTATAAGGACCACTAAATGTATTTAAAGTACCATCTATTTGGCTTCTTACAGAGCTGTCCCAGTTTTTAGCAACATTGCCCTCTACTTGTGTAGCTAGTTCAGCAATGAAGGACTTACCAAAGACACGCATGTAATCTTCTTCGCCCTTCTCTAAGTTGAAGATACGTTGTTGTGAAGTTACAGTGAACGAACTGTTGTTAGCTTGGTCAGCTGCCAATGTCTGAACACGCTGTACAGCAGGTTGGAAGCTAGCTACAAGGCCTGCAACAGTAGTTGCTCTAGGGGGTAGGTCAAATGTAACAACCGAGCCTAAGTTGGCTTGGATTTGGTCGAAATCTTTGAAACGAGTATTAGCTGTACTAATATGACAGCATAAGTTTTGCAGCAGCGCCAAACCTGAACGTTGGTAGGTTTGCACCTGTTGCAAAATATTTGTAGGGAAAACAGCCATGTTAATTGCTCCTAACTTTAGTCCATTAAGTTAAGATTCAGTGGTGTCTAGACTTTGTAACGAGCCTTATAATCACGTACCGACAAAGTAGCACCCGATGAATCCGTTCCGGTGTTAGAAGGTCGTTGTTGTGACAATGGTGGTTTTGGCTGCTTGCTACTTGCGGCCGATTCATTGGCTTTAATTGAATCTGAAAGCCTCTTAATCTCGAAAATAGCATCTTGCGGGTTATGGCCACATAGTTGTTCTATTTGGCTTAGCTTGGTTCTGTGTTGGGCTAGGTCATATAGAACGTCATGCGAATTGTCCACGTGGTCGGCTAGTAGCTGGACTACGTTTGGGTAGTAGCGCATGTCTAAATTGCCAGTAACAGCCTCAAAGTCCTGATACTTCTCTTTTCCAGGTGAGATTTTTTCTTTATAAGCCGCTACTATGCGTTCTGCTGTCTGGGCATCTGTGCGTTCCTGGGTTTCTTTAATCCAAGCTTCACGTTGCCTTTCTAGCTCTTGGCTAGTCAACTTTCTAACGTCCTCTTCAGAAAGTGTCTTTGTAGTCTGTGCCTGAACTGGCGCTGCTTGTTGGCTTTGCAACTGCCTTCTAGCGGTTTCTGCCGCCTCTTGCCTAACTCTGCCTACAATCTCGTTTAGTTCAGATTGCTTAAAAAGTCGCTCTTGTGGAGCTGTATCTACCTGTGTCTGTGAATTATCAGACGCAGTGGTTTCTACACTGTTGTCCATAACAATTAGATCCTTCTAGCTGTTTCCCCGCCACGGTTATGCCCTACGTCCTGTAGGTATCGGATTATTCCGCCATCACGCTGTGTTCCTCGCTGTAACGCACGAGTCTCGTTTTGTGGAAACTTGTCCTTAAGCCGATCCATGGCTCGTTTCCACTGTTCGACTTTATTAGGTTAAAAGAAAAACCCATATACAATTGGGTCTATATGTCCCTAAGTTATCCCTCCTTAGCCTTGGCGGGACAGTTTCGGCATGTTATATATTTAATAGGTCATTGAAGGACAACAAAGGCAAGGAAGGGCAGGTATGTTTATTGACGGACAGAAGTACATAACAGAAAAAGAGGTGGCTCGCCATTACGAAAAGTCTGTAAAATGGGTCAAACGAATGCGATATGACAATAAAGACTTTCCACACTATAAATTAAATGGTCGAGTATTGTTTATATTGGAACAGGTTGACGTTTGGATAAAGAAGCGCTTACGGGCTATGGGCAAGATTAGGTAAGGAGCGACCCGGGACTTAAGGGAAAAGGAGTCGGAAAAACCTTAAGTCCCAAGCTGCAATTACAGTATAGTATAACCAATTAGGATTGTACCATTTAGGTTCGTTGCCGCAGTGTTGTTATAGATTGTCAACGTTGCGGTTCCTGCACCTGGGGCAAACGTAAAGGTTATATTCTGAACTGTGTTTGTCCCGCCTTGGATAGTGAATGTACCCACTGAAGTTGAAGAAATATGAGTATTTGTCCACGTAATGGCATAAGTTGCACCGCCTGCGGTC